GCATTCAGATGACCTAGTGCTTCGCCTGCCTTTTGGTATGTCTCCTTGGTGATGTGGGAGCAGATGCCCTTCACCAAGTCTCGGTCAAACTGTCCGTCTTGCATGAGAAGCAGAATGCCCCTTGCAATTTCGTATCGTCTGTGAGATTTGTTTGCACTGAGATTGATGTTCACTTTGGCTGACTGTGCATCAATGAGCAATGTTGCGTATTGATCGCGTCGTTCGTGATCAAGGGATTGGATTTGTGTCTTGATGTAATTCAACGCCAAGATGTCTTCGCTGTTCACGTCGTATGCACGACCTTCGATTGGGTCGATCATCCTGGGTACGCATCGTCTGGGTTGTCGAAGCCTGCGATCTTGCGTTTCTTCGGCTTCGGTTTCGTTGGATCAACTTCAAAGAACGGTGCGGAATGCTCAGCCTCAACCAACTCGATGACTCGGATCAACGCATCAAAGTGTTCGTTGGTGCATTGGTCGAAGTGTGGCACCCCAGCAGGCCATGACAACACCAGCATCTTTTGTGCCGACTGTCAGGGCTTGGATTCGTGCCTTCATCCAACCTGCACGTGCAGTCAACGACTTGGTTGTTTCAACAACTTTGGTGGGTGTATTGGCTGTGTAGGGCTTGAATAGGTCTTTGCGTTTGCGCCATTCACGGGTGGTGAATGATTGCTTTGCTGCTTCCCATCCTGCTACAAGGTTGACTTCGTGGAAGGCAACGGTTGCGTCTCCTGCTGGGAGGTGGCAGATGATGCCGACGGTCTTGTCGATGGCTGGCATTGGTGTGCGTTCGCCTGTCTTCCAGTTGTACATCCAGTCAGCGTTCGCATACATGGCGAGCTGTACGGCGATGTTGCCGAATGAGTAGGACAGGTCTGTGCCGGTCTTCAAGTCGAAGATGACCAGACGGCCATCCATGAGTGTGACGATGCGGTCTGCTGTACCTGCGTACTCCAAGTCATCGTTGATCAACAACACTTCGATGAACTCGTTGTGCATTTTGATCCCGTGTGATTTGATTCCTGCAACATACGCATCGATGTCTGCTTGTAAGCCTGGCAAGATTGCAGGCTTCAATCCAAGATCAATCTGTTCGGTAATTTTGTGGAGGCTCGTACCGAGATTGGCTCGCGAATATCCGCCAGAAGCCTCAACACAATCGTTCGCAATTTTGTTGAGTGCAGTTCGGTCATCAATCGAGGTTGATGCTTTTGCGAGAAGGTCTGGTCGTTGAACCAAACCTGTGATCGCCATGCGCACTTTCCAATCGGCAAGGCTTGAGGAATCATCCAAAGTTTTCGCAATCGTGGTGACACGGGTGTATCCCCGTGCTTTGCCTTCAGGTTGTTGGACGAGGTACCGTCCCCAACGATCCTTTGGTGCTTCTTCAGTTAGGAATTGATCGGACATTGCAGGGTCTCCTTGATGTTTGGGAATTATTAGGATTGTGACTGTAGCACCTGTTATGTGTGCCGATGGGGATACTCACCTGGGGGTGTTGCAGGGTTGGTTGGTTGGTCTAATTCAAGCAATAATTCAGCCCACTTTTGTGCTGGCATCACTGCATACCAGTCAGCAGGATCAGTTGATCCACGCCGTTTCACGATGACGGCACCAGCCCAAGCCTTGGCGTTCTTCATCTCCACTTCAAGCTCACGCAGATACCCAGGCAGATCAATCCGCTTCTCATTCTTCACCTCGATGCACACACCAGGGATGCCGTCGATGTCGCCTCGATCATCTGTCCATCCGGCACGTGAGCGTTCGGCACCAGTCCAACCGAGACGGTTGAGCCACTTTGCCACCGCTAACTCTGCTGCTGAACCTTTACGTTTCTGTGGTGATGTCATGATGTCAAGACTCTAATGTTCTTCCGAAGCGCACGTCGTATGCGTTCACGTTCGTTGGTTGATGTACCAGCCCAGATGCCTTGGTCATCGTTCTTCATTGCGAACGCTAAACATTCGCGTCGCACAGGGCAGGTGCCACAAATAACTTTTGCTGCACGAACAAAGATGCTGTTACCTTCGTTGAAGAACAGATCGGTTTGACCTTTGCATTTCGCTTCGGTCATCCATTGAGGTTGTGTTGGTCTGAAGACATGTGCGCCTTCAGACCAACTTTCAACAACGTGTGCTTCAGTCATGTTTGCGTGTCGGATGCATTTGCCGTGCGAGTTCAACACGCTTCATTGTTTTGATGCCACGTTTCATCGCACGATGTTCTTTGCTGATGAGTAGATGAACAAGGATGAGCATCACGAAGTTGATGATGATCCAAGTCACCCATGCTTGATTTGATATTGGTGTTGGATGTCCTTCTGGTATTTCTTCACCGGTCATTGGTAACAGGAAGAACAACCATCCAATCATTGTGAATGCGATGATCCAGCCTGCCTTGTTTCTGTCTGTCATTGGTTCCATTTGTTTGCCCTCCTATGGGTCACCTTCGACTGTAGGGCATTGATGGTGCAAGGTGGTGGATGGTCACCAACCGCCCTCTGGGACGATCCAAGGCGACCAGTCAGAACCCGTCACCCTGAACAGGAGCAGCCCAGCCTTCAGGTTGGTTAGCGCGTCGAGCAGGGGTTCTTGGGTGCATATCTTCATTTGGGTGCAGATAGGCGCATACTTGTTTCGCTTCGGGTTGTAGTTGATTCCGTTGATCTGAAGCAGCGATGTATCTGACGAATGATTTGAGCCGTCGTGACCGATCACTTCGCAGTTCTTGTTCACGATGTCACCACCTCTACGGTTCGGGCATCCACCCGATTCTCGAAGGATGATCTGACCGAGTTTCTTCCATGTCTTGGGTGGCCATCCTGCTTGCTGTGCAAGTTGTGGCAACCAACTGATGTCACCGTGCCGGAACTTGATGGTCGGTTGGGGGTCTTTCGGTATCACTTCGCTTCGGGTGACGGAAGGGCTGTGGGTGGGTTTGGGGGCTTGGACTGCGTGTGCTGTTCCGATGCCGATGATGAGGGTGAGTGTGGTGACGATGGTTGCTGTGATGCGTCTCATGGTCTGTCCGATCTTCGCAGGTGAGTGGATATATGACCTCACCCCAAGGAGGAAGGGTGAGGGGCTGTTCAGCGACCAATCGGGTGCGAACGAGCCATCCTTCACCCTAGTCGGTGGGTGGCTATTTTGTCTTGTAGTAAAGGTGTAAGGCTTCTCTGACAAGTTCCGATTTGGTCATGTCATATTCTTTCGCCTTGGCATTGAGCCAATCAATGGTGTGTTGAGGCAGACGTATGGTGATGGTTGGATACTTGGTGGTCATCATTTGACCCCTCTGTCGCTCTTGGGATCACGTACTTCCCACCATCCACGTTGGAGTTTGCGGAATCGTTCTGGGTGACGGTTGATCAATCCTCTTGCATGCATCGATGTGGTGCCAAGTTTCTTTGCAAGGTCATGGTGTGTGATGTGTTCAAACAAATGTTCTGAAGACCATTGCAACATTGTTTGCACAATGATGTCATCACTTTTGACTATCTCTGGATTGGTAGAAGCAGTGACCAACATCTTTTCAATTTCCTCTGGTGCCACTGCTTGTCTGATACTCATGGGTACTGTCGAAACCCAGAGTGGTCTGCCATGTGTTGTGATGGCTTGCTGAATGATTGCTTGTGGTGTCATCACTTCACCTCCTCAGCAAAGATGAAGTACTGGCGACTTCCGCTAGTGATCGCATAAGTATTTCCATCAGAACAAGTGATGTCGTAAATCTTGCTTGTAAGCCAAGTGCCACGATGCATCATTTCAACAGCCTCTCCTATTGCAAGGACTGTCACCCTACGCTCATCATGCTCATCTGTGTAGTTCAGCCAGTTACCTACGAGACCAACCACATCACCAACCTGAATCTGATTGATTGTTTTCTTGCCTATTGATTCCATAATGTCCCTCCTCGGACTTACCAGCAAGAGGTTCTTGCTGATAACTACATCATAGCATGTTTGTAAGACAATACTAGGTATTGTTTGAGCCTTATTTTGTAAGGGTTTCAGGGCTACAGATTGCTATGTGGCGCACCATTGCGCATGGAATATGGAGAACATGATCAATGTCGTCTTCCATTGTCCGTGACTGGTACACGGTGATGTGGTCTGGCTTACCACCATCAACGGTGCTGAGTAGGAATCCACACGTCGCCACAATCATCTCATCTTTGTCGAGCGAATCTATCGGTGTCCAAGTTGCCACACCGGAATGGGCATCAGCCCACGTGACCAGCACCATCGGGTTGCTCATGGTTGTGATGCGAGGTAATCAACACCACGCCACCTTGCCCAACCGTTCTTGATTGCAACCTGCTCATATACGAACGCTCCGTCACCAGGTTCATAGTCAACAACTGCGATACCTGTCTGCCAATCCTCTGATCTGTACAACGGTTTTCCGTCGGTGTCGGTTGCCCCGCGAGTGGACGGCACTGCGCCATCGGTTCGGGCTAAGCATCCTGGTGATGCAGCCATGATTGTTTGCGCACCGTCGTGATAATCCCTAGTGCGTTCAGCCCATTCGCGCCGATGAATATGACCGAAGATGACAGACACCTTTTCAGACGACAAGTATTTATGAGCCGTGCTGGAGCCAGACGCAACTTTATCGCCGTGAACGATTTTCAAATTGTTGTTGATCCAATGCGCACCCGTTGGGTATCCACTTAGATACTCCACTTCAAACTCATCCAATCGGCACAGATACGGCACCGACATCACAGGCCACTCAGAAGGAACCTTCCCTCGACGTAACCCGAACGCAGCAGCAGCCGAGTCCAGAACATAGTTGCCGAGTCGTTCTTCGTGGTTGCCTGCAATCCATGTGATCGTGGCTTGGGGTGCGAGTTTGCGCAACTGTGCGCACAACTCTGTTGCTCGATCAATCGCAGCTTGTGTCGTTCGTGCGAAGGCTGGGGTGTAGCGGTACTTGCCAAACTCGCACAAGTCTAGGTTGTCGCCAACCATGACGATCTGTGCAGGCTTAGATGCTTTGATGATCCGTAACGCAACCTCAATCGCTTGCTCATCGTGGATCGCTTCCAAGCCTGATGCACTGTGGAAGTATCCGATCTGCATATCCGGCAGGATCACAGCCGTCTGATACTCGCCGTGCTTGATGGGTTGTGGGTTGAGGGTGGGGACTGTGTATCGTTTGCCAGGTTGGATCACTGGCCATGCTGGTTGACCTGCTTCGCGCAGGTCGTCAGCTAGGGACATTGTGGTTGTCTCTGTATCGGGTGATCGATGATGGTGACAGTTTGATTCCACGTTTCTTGAGTGCATGGATGATTTGCATTGGTCGGATCGTTGGATCGTTCAATGCTTCGCGTAAGTCTTTGCCATCTTCGGCAGAGAGTTTGGCTGTGATGTCGTCAATCTTTGACGCGCCTCTTAGTTCTTGGGCTTTGATTTCCTGTAGAAACTTTGCCATTCGGTACCCCCTTGAGATGCCAATCGATGTGTCCGTCCAACTTAGTACCAATGTTCGTCACATTTCCACTAAGCACCTCAAGAGCATCCACAACCTTTGCATGGTCTTGCGTGTTCTCCTTACGCATCACCAACATCAGCGTCGTCATAACCCCACCCACAGCCGTGATCAACGCTGCGACAACAATGCCCCAGTCCATCATGCGGCAGGCTTCGGGTTGGCTGTCTCGTAGTCGAGGACGGCTTGTGGCATTGCTTGACCTTCGGTGAACCTGAGATGCCAAGGTTCTGCACCAGGCATGTTGACAACTTCGTGACTGAATCCGAACCGTTTCTCGTTCTCCAACAACCATGCCAAGACTTTGCCTGATGCGTTGGCGACATCGACTGCGATGCCCATCATGTGACGTGAACACTTCGCAGGATCATCAACAGGACTGGCAAGTACAGCCATGCCCTTCTTCAGATACCACTTCTTGCCGTCGTAGGTTCGGGTCTGTGCGCCTTCAATCGGCTCCTTGGAACCGTTGCAGGAACCCAGCCTTCTGCTGAGCGATACTTCGATACGTGTCACCGGAACTAGTCGGCTTCAGATTGATCCCACCCTCAGCCATAGCCGCATGCTTCATCGCTTCCCAAGCCCGAGCAGCACAATGATGCAACTGACCACCACCACTGATGGGTCGCAACATCGTGAGCGATACCTGCGAAGGCTTCTTGCCTTTGAGATGTTCGCACCACTTGATCGGGACTACAGGCCAAGGCATCTTGGTCATCGGGTCACTTCTTCTTTGCGCCGAATGCGTCGTTGATTTCATCCATTGACAGGTTGCCATCAAGCGATGCAGCGGCGAGCTTCTGAATCACGGTGGCGCATGCTGCGAATCCGGCAAGACATGCCGACTTCCAGATCGCCAACTCGGGTGCCAAAATCGCAGAGCCGCCGACGATGGCTAACGCTGAAGACATGAACACTGCAACGATACGACCTGCTACATCTTGGAACTTCTTCATTCTGATTCTTCTTTCTTGGTAAGTGCGCCGATCAAGTGCAGAACTAATGCCCCAACAGTGAGCCAGATCACGACCCGTTGGATAGCCCCAGACAACGTGAGAATCGTCGTGACAGAAGCAGCAATAGTCCACAGCAGTGCATGGAACTCACCCCACAACTTCATCATCGATTCCTTCGGATTGGTGCAGGGGCTGACACCAAGAATACAGCACCCAGAGCGATCAATGCTCGACGAGTTTTGATTGGCACCGTCTGGTTCAACATCACATAATCGTCAGCGAAACCTTGGAACACATTCAATGTGGATTCAAATGCTTTTCGCACTTTCGGTGGCGCACTAGAAACCGCTTCAACAAATTGTGCAGCCTGTTCTGTTGTCAGTTCTTCAACCGCGACCTGCTCAAACACTTGAGCCGCTTCCTCATTTGTCAACACTTCCAGCACTGCCGATTCGGATGCAACGGACACGGCTTGGTTGGTGGTCAATGCGTTGGTGAGTAGCTCGGTGACGATGGCTTGGACTTGGGCTGGGGTTGCTTCCTCGATCTTGGCTAAGGCTTCCACAACGGCTTTGTCTGCGATGGGTGGCAATGGTGCGTCTTTGGCAGGTTGGCTTGTCTGTGGGGCTTGTGGTGCGTCTGGTGCCGTTGTTGGGGGTGGGGGCAATGTCGCTGGGGGTGGGGGCAATGTCGCTGGGGGTGGGGGCAATGTCGCTGGGGGTGGGGGGATTGTCGGTAGGGTTGCTGGCGGTTCGGGCTTGGTTGAAGGAGGCAAGAGTGGTTGTAGTGCGACTGGCAGGGTGGTTGGTGGCTCAGGGATTGTCTCTGGTGGGGCTGACATCGTTGTGGGTGGTGGAGGCACCGTTTCAGGCGGTGGTGGCTGTGTTGATGTTGTGGTTGTTGTTGAAGTTGTGGTCGTGGTAGAACTAGTTGAGGAGGTAGTCGATGTTCCATTGGATACTGGTAGCAGGGTGGTTGTTGTCGTTGGCGGTTGTGTCGTTGTTGTTGTTGGGATTACTACTTGTGTTGTTGGAGGATTTGAAGAAGTAGTTGTTTGAACTGTCGTAGTAGTCGACGGGTTTGTAGCAGGAACAGTTGTTGGTGCGACAGTCGTAGAAGTTGTCGTGGTTGACCATGTTGTTGTTGTCTCCGGAATCGTTGTCGTGGTAGTAGTTGCAGTGGTCGTAGTCGTAGTTGATTGACCATTGGTGGTGAATACCTCATCAGGAACAATCTCAAAACCTTGACCGTCAATGTTCCAAGCAAGCATCAAACAGGTCGATCCGCCGTTCTCGTACATAAAGAGATTTAGGTTGGCATCGCCTGCACTAATGTCTATCTGCCCAGACTCCATCCAACTGCAACCCTGATCGCCCCAGTTGCCCCACTCATTCCCATCAATGCTGATTCGACCACCATCATCAGAAGCCAACCAGAACTCAATCGTCTCATGCACAGGGATCGTGATGAACCCTGTCATGTGAACCATGAACAGGTCGTAGGTGCAATCTAGGTATGGCTCACCGTCATACGAACGGTTGATGTTGTTTTCAATCTCAGAACCACACAACACATACTCAGTAATTGACTGCACTGGAGGTATCTCATCAATCGTGTAATACGACGTGGACAAACCTGGTATCGGATCAGCTGACGCTGACGAAATGAAACTAAAGATCGAGGCTAGAAGCGCAGGCGCAACAATCAGCCAACGAGAACGAAACACATCAGATCACGCAGGTCGTGTTGGAAACACAATAAGTTTTGGGTCAGCGTTACTTGCTGGTAAGTCGCGCAATGCTTGACGGTATGTTGCCCACGCTGTTTTGTTGGCAGTGCTGTCTGCTAATTGTGTCCAATCAGATTGTGCAAGTTCACGGTTACGCCACAAACGAATACGGTCAAAAAAGTATTGGTTAGGTACTTGTTCTGCTGTTTCGTGTGCTGCAACTAAATCTAAATAATTCATCAATCCGCCTCGTAAAGAATACTAAAAAAGATTTGATCGTTTACTGCAACCGTAACTGGCGCGGTAGGGCCTAAAACCCTTAAATCTTGTGTTGAGTTAAGAAAAGCCAACATCCTGAATACTGTGCTTTCACCTGACACTGATGTTGCAACCAAATTATACATTTGAGACACATTACTATCAAAAAATGTACCAGAACTCAAGATTGGCCCAAAGTTGCTTATTACTGTTGCTAAAACAGGGAAACTAAAACGATAGTCACCAGTTCCAAAAGTAGTTGTAGAACCTGGAATTAAAGCGTATCTTGCATACACTAATTTATTAACTTGTGTGTATTGGCCAATCAATGTGCCGTTACCTATTGCAGGGTTTGTAGTTGTTGCAGTCCATGTTGGTGTAAAACTTGTGAACTCTTCGCCGATGCCGTTTAATTGTGCGGCAGTAAGTACTTGTCCTACGGTAAATGGGAATGGGTTAGCCATAAGTCTCTATCCTAGTCCGTAATTTAGATCGTTCAGAGCAGACGTATCCAGCACAAATGCCAACCGTATCTGCCCTAATCCTACCGTCACCCGATGCCCTTGAGGGTTCACAGAATGACGAATGGATTCGACAACCACGTTCTGTGACACCGTAGCCGGTGAACCGACATTGAAAGTTTTTGACACCAATAACAAATCACCAATCTCCAACCCAGCCATCACCTGCTGCTGAGCCAACGACAACGCATTCACCAACACATCAAACTCCGAGAACTGCACAACAGGTTCCTCATACTTGCTCAACAACGAATCAGCCAAAGCCTGATCAGCAACACCATCATCAACCAAAGGCAAACCAGACAACGACAAAGTTTTAATCCCATAAGTCTGCTGAGAAGCAGTCCCATTAGCCACAGCAACATCAACCCCACCAGCAACCGCAACAGTCACACGATTCAACACCGTCTCAGCCCCAAACACATTAGACAACGACTGAATCGGCAACCCAGCCGTACCACCAAACGAACCCACAGCAGTACCAGACGACACAGCAACACGAGCATCAAAGTTCAACAACCCAGAACGATCAACAAACAAACGACCACCCTCAGCAATCGCCACATCCTGCAACGCCTGCAACACATTCGTCCCATCTTCGTATGGGAAATCTCCACAAGTTGCAACACCTGTCTCAATGCTTCGCAACGCTGTCGAGAACGAAACTTCATTCAGGTTCAAGATGGCGTTCACCCGTGCTGAAGTTAACTGTTCAGATGGGGTGAACGCATCAATGTTGGTTTGACCAAGTTGACCAAGCGCATCGGTAGCCACAATGGTTGCAGTCGACAGGTTTGGTTCTGCGTAGTCCATGTTCAAGTCGTACACAAAACCTGTGAACAGTGCTGTCGTACCGGCTGTACCTCCGTACACCTGGAACTGGCGACGTGGAGCAATACCAACAGTCCCACCCGAATACCAACTAGACGCTGTGTTCAATGGATCAAAGAAACGGTCAGCCGCACGATCATCAGCGATGACTGTGCAACTAGACGACGGAAATGTGTCAAGTTGAGTTGAACGGCCGCGACTGATATTGATGTTCGTAACATATTCGGTGATGTCAATGAAGTTTGTACCACCATCCAATACAGCAAACCCATCCAACTCGCTGGTATCCAAAATAAAATAGTTGCCAATAAAACCAACATCCAACAACACCTTGTATGTTGAACCCCACTTAGTAGATCGAGCCATTAGAAGCCGATACCACGATTCGTACTGCCACCATTCTTGCGAGCGAACTCAGTCAACAAATCTGAAATATCCAACGCCAAAGTATCTTTATCAGTAATCAACCCAGCGTTCACATTGACCACCAAGCCACCACCACCTAGCCCATCAGGACTGACAAAACTCATCCCAGCGTTACCAGTGACAGTTTGAGGAATAGAACCAGCAAAACCACCCAAAGGATTATTCGCTGCAATCTTAGGAAACTTCAAGGTCAACGCAACAGCATCCGCATACGCTTCCGTGTACCGAACCAACGCATCACTCTCACGATCAATCGCATCAGTCACACCATCAGTCGCATCACGTTGCCGAAGTTTCGCATCCTTCAATTCATCAGACAAAGTTTTGTAAGTTTCCGAATCCGTCAACGCACCACTAATCGCCTCATTCAACAAATCCTGCTTCTTAGTCAACGAATCAGTCGCATCAGTCTGCGCATCACTAGCATCCGCAACTGACAACTTCGCCTCAGCCAAACCAATCTCAGCATCACGAATCTCCTCAGGTGTAGCACCCTTCATCAAACGAAGATCAGACAACTTCCCTTCTGCATCAGCAACAGCAAACACCGCTTCTTCAACATTAAACTTTGCGTTAGTTAAATCAGTTTCAGCCTTAAACAAATCCTCAGGAGATGATCGCCTACGACGACGAACCTTCTGCAACTCTTTCTCAGCATCAGCAATACCCTGAATACTTTTCGCCTGATCCTGCTTAGCCCTAGCAACACCAATCTCAGCCTCACGAATATCCCTAGGGTCAGCACCCTTCTTCGCACGTACAGCAGCCAAGTTCTCCTCAGCATCTTGAACATCTCTGATCGACTTCTCCACACCATAGTTGGCGCGTTCCAAATCACGTTCCGAAACAGCCAAATCATATGCGGCCTTACGAGCTTGAGAACTATCAGCACCGAACCCAGCCACAGCCTGATTGAACTTATTTTGTGCATCAGCCAAATTGATGTTCGCTTCGTTCAACGATTCACTAGCTCTGATGGAATCTTTTTGCGCATTGTTAAATGCTTTACGAGCAGCGTTGTTTGCGTTCAACCCATCCGTATATTCCTTCAATCTCCAACCCGCTTCTTTCACAGCCTTGGCAACACCAGGAAGGGTATCGATTGTTGTCTCGCCAGTCTTGTTAAAGTTTCGTTCCGCCTGGTCAGCGGTAATGAGTTCAGTCTTGAAACGATTAACAGGAATAGCAATCTTGTCAAATGATGCCTTCAGATTGTCAATGTTGACTGCTGTACCAGTCAACGCTTTGTATGCATCCTTGGCTGCTTCACCTGCTGCGAATGGTGCCTTTGCAAGAGCCGACGCAAAGAAGTAAGCCTTGTACAAAACATTCGCTACCGTTGCACCTGCGACAGCCATAGTTTTGAACGCTGCGACAACAGCAGTTCCAGCACCACCAGATTCAAAGATCAACTGTTGGAATCCTGCGATCAACCCTTTTTCACCGATCACGGTGGTGATGCGTTGAACAGCAGGAGCAACTTTGTCTACCAAGAACTTTGCAAACTTATCCAAGTACGGAAGTAATGCTGCACCGATGGTTTCGACAATCTCACCGAACTGTCCTCTTATGATCTTTAGTCTGCCACCGAATGTGTCAGCAGCAGTTGCAGCTGCACCACCAAAGGTTGCATTCAACGATTCCAACACCTTCTGGAAATCTTTAGACTTCACCACGTTCTCGTCGATTGGAACACCCAACTTCTTCAACGCAGTGAAGTTGCCCAAACTGGCTTTGCCCAAACTGATACTCACAGCCGTGAGATCGGCACCTGTAGCAGCCGAGATGTCTTGTGCCAAAGTCAGAAGACCAGTTGCTTTGGAGTAGTCACCGGTGGCACGGGTTAATCCACCCAAGGCAACTCGAAGGTTTGTATCAGACTCACCAGTCAGAAGTTGTTGAGCAGCAATCAATCGTTCTGTGGATTGAATTAATTGGTCACTGGCACCGAAGGTTGTTTGCAACTGTTTTGCCAACAATGCTTGTGATCGCTCGTCTTCCATTGCAGCCTGAACTGCTTTAGTTGTGAACGCTGCAACAGCACCGAAGGCAGCTGCACCAGCAATCGCCATTGTTTTGAATGACGGCAACAAACTTGACACCTGGGTCTTCAACCCACCCATGCCATCGTTGACTTGCTTGATGCCCTTCTTGTACTGTTCCGCGTCAGCGAGGAACCTAACTACGAAGGTACGTGCGCCAGCCATACGGCAATTCTAGATGACATCCTCACAAGCCGAGCGCAAGGCACGGAAGTCAGCCAACACAGCAGACCACAATGCTTTACCTTCGAGACCGTCATACTTCGTGATCACCTTTCCTGCATCCCACCAAGCATCATTCATCTCAACACCAACAGTGCGCTTGCGTCGAGGCTGAGCAGACTGACGTGGCGATCTTGGTGTTGGGTTCCGTGCAGGTTCGTATTGGAAGTCTGTGTCAATGAATGTTCCTGATTGTTCGTGGAACTCGAACGGTTGATCTGGTGCATGTTGTGGAAGGTAGAAGATACGAGCAGCATCTTTAGTTGCAGGGTCACCTTGCAGGTTGATTCGTTCATGCAACTCAGCCCACACAGCTCGCCACAGTCCTGCTGGTACACGCTCAGCAAGTGGCAGAACTAAGTGGTAGTGAGGGTCGTCTAGTCGATGTGAGTAGGTGGAGTAGGCGAGATACTCGTAGCCGTCAAGGTTGGCATTGGCAAACGACTCACCGTCCATGTCAACGACCAATGCTTCAATGAACCTGATCGCAGTGTTCCCTCTTGTCCTACCTTGGTAGTATTCAACAGGTGACCACAACGCACCATCAGACTTGTGTGCATTCTCCTCATGGTGCATCAATCGTTCCTTGAGGTCATCCCAATTTGAGGCGAACGGCTTCGGCTGAACAGATTTGACCGAATCAAAATAGACAACCATGAACGCCTCCCTACCTACACAGTAGCGAAACCGCAGCCAAAGTCAACGATCTTTCAGTTTGTCTAAAACCTTGTCAATCGCATTCAAATACTCTTTGGCAATGTTGTCCTTGTTCTTGCGCACAGCAGGCCAGAAGAAGTACCCAGACTTCCCACGATGCCGAAGAAACTGGGTAGTCCTACCCCCACCCTTACGGTACTTCTCGGTCGCAGCACGAGACTTAGCCCCACCCAAAGTCAAGTTCCCTGAGCCATGTTTGCCACCACCGAACTCGGCACCGTAGAACACATCACCCCTGGTCACCTTTGTCTTGCGACTTCTGTTTGGCTTTGACTTGGATACGAATCCAGACTTCTCATTCAACTTGATTGTGGGGATGCGATCATATTGTGCCTTCATCCCCTTCATTACTTCTAATGCCTGTTTATTACGGGTCACCGATGCAGCCTCGAAGGTTGCTGCGACAACGAGCAGTTCTGCTACGGCTTGACCAGCCTTGCGAGCTTCTTTGTTGAAGTCAGGGTATGTCTTAGACAGATCACGAAGGAACTTGAAAAGATCATCAATCAGTACCGGTTCATCGATTGAGATGAATGTTCCTGCACGACTTGCCATACACGAATACTACTTGCCTAGGTGTATGGCTCTCCATCGAAGGTACGCCAACATTGTGAACAGCATTCGTGGTTCTTCTGCCAGCAACACTGATGGTGCAATCCCTGTCTCGCAAGCGAGATAAGAAATTACCCAGTGGGCTGACTGGTCTCCAAAGGGACGATCACTGCGTCTGCGCTATCTCCCACTTCAAGTGATTCAATCTCGTTGCACCAAGAATCAAAGTCCAAGCCTGTCTTCTTCATCCGGTGTTCTGCATGCCATCCAAGGTATGCAAGATCGGTCAATGTGAGTTCGGCTTCAAACTTGGCGACACTGCGATTGTATTTGTTTTCAAACGCAATGAAGTCTGGGAAAGCAGCAACGATTGTTCGTTCCTTGCCATCTAATGCACTAGTCAAACTGAGTGCTATTTTCATTCTCTACCTCCGCAGGTAAGGGTTGGATTATTAGAAACTACGCGCCAGTGCCAGTCTTGGTGATTGCACCGTTGATTGGGAAACTGATTGACATTGTGGCCAGGTCGCCAATGGCACCCTTGACCATCTCATGCGAAGTCGGCAGAACCGAGAACGCATACTGAGGATTCGTGGACGAAGCAGCAGCAGTTCCGTTTGGCTTGACTGTCATCGGTACAGCAGTACCAGCAGTGAACGCATCAAAGAACAACTTCTCAATCGTTGGGTAGTCCTGTTGCAATTCCATTGTGATCGAGTTATCAATCAAGCCTTGGATGCGAGTCACAGCTGACGAACCCATTGAAGTTGTGGCAACTTCCGCAGCACTGGACGACAATGTGATTGACGTGACAAAAGTTGAGATGTCCGTGTTTGCAGTGCCGTAGGTGACTGCGACGTTTGTGAGTACTTGCTTGGCCATGATGTCTGCTCCTGCCTATCGGCGTTCGAGTTGATGTCTGCTCGGCAGAGCCGATGCGATAACACTACACGCCACAAGCAACCTACGGCAAGGGGTCAGGCGTACACCGTGACCGTGAAGTCAATCGCCAGATATGTTGCGTCGTTCGCTTCAAGGGTAGAGATGTTGTCAGCAGACTCGACAATCAAGTCCTGCACAACCCCACCCAAAGTCCGATCCGACTCAATCGCCTGACGAATAGAAGTAGCACCCTTATATGACAGATAGCCATCCAACAAAGTTTGTGCAGTGCGCTCAGCCGAACGACCCACCACAACGACATCGTGAACTTGTGAGTAATCAAACCCCCACCCATAGCCCCGTTGTACTGGATTGAATCCAGCAACGGCCAAGCGAACGGGGTGTTCACATTGTCAGGCTGATAGGCGTAAGCGCGAAGACCTGACACGGTTGCCAGGTTCGCAGCCAAACCAGTTTTGATCTGGGAGACGGTGGTGGTTGAACTCATGCGAATAGACGCATGCGTCGGTACGGCTCGACGAGCTGTGCCACGTCAGGGTCAAGCGCACGGCTCACCCTGATTGCACCCATGTCACCGAATCCTGCGACACCCAACGGACTGTCATATCGTTTGAAGATTCTTGATGCCTGAATGATTGTTGCCTGCGTTACCGGCTCAGGGAT